AGGAGTTCTTTTTGGTTTATTAAATCCACTAACACCTGCTCTTTTTAATCTTGGATCTTTAAGAGGCATGTTATTTATCCTTTTTAATTAAACTCTGGATAGTGTCTGATTCAAATATCCTTAAAGACATCCAGATGATAGTTAGAAGAGAAGCTGTAGGTGGTAACCAAGCAGCTAATGTAAGGACTGCTGTTGAAGCAGCGGCTACATCAATAACTTCTTTTGTAGATTCTTCCATATAAATATTCCTATATTGCGTACAAGTAAACTGCAAGCACTACACTTACTATTAAAAGAGTTCCTAAAGTTGTCTTGATAAGCTCTGACAACTTACGCTGTTTCTTTAGCTTAGCTAATCTAGTCTTCTCTATTTTATGTTTATGTTCCATCAAGGACTTATGTTGTATAGTTAACATATCTCGCCATACTTCCCTTGGTGTTACTTTCTTTAATTCTTTTTCTTTGGCACGTATATCAGCCTTAGCCCATGCTAACTCAAGAGCTTCCTCCTGAGTCAACACATGATCACCTGTCTTAGTAGCTTGCTCAATAGTCTCAACTGCTGCTTTACTTTCAGTCAGTGAAGAGAAAACCCCAGCAAGTCCTGTTAGGTGAGTACCTGATTCCTTAACGGTTTTAATGCCATCGTTAAGGGTCTTAAGGATACCTACGACTGCTGAGATTTCTGCAATCATATTAGCTTCCTATAGTGGGTCGTGTGTCTGGGAAGTCATCAGTGCTGGGCCAGTCTCGTAGTTCCTGACGGTACGCAATATAAAGAGAGTACTGCCCGTGGTCAGGTATAGTACCTATCCAATCGCTATCCTTTAGTTGCTGATCTCTCCAAATACGAGCAACGATGATATCGTTTTGCGCTATCTGCTCTGCCGTCAAATTGTTATAGGGTAAATCTGCATCAGTCATCATAATATCCTCATATATTGATTAATGCCGCCATTACCCACGGCCGTTGCTGTACCAACAACTGTAGATGGAGGGTGGTTTTTATACCCATTAGAAGTTGCTTCGTATAGTCTTTGAAAGTTATGCACACCACTGGCACTAGATGCCATCGAGCTATAAGAGTCTTCTGCCGCACTACCTGTTGAGTCCGTTTTTGAAAAGAAGTTATTACCTGTCCCTACGTCTACTTTTTCAACGAAGACGAGCGCAAAAGTATATTTATAGAAATAATTGTCACTACCTTTTATCCATAGGTATCCATTAAATTCGTGCATAGAGAATAGATTTGCAGGTATTTCAACTGTGTTTAAGCTAGAAGCCCACGTTTTAACTACAGTAGCAGCACCATTACTCTTACTAACAATCCAAGCACGATGCCCCCCACTACTATCAGTCCCTAAAAAGAGCCAATAATTATTTGGGTTCCAATTATGATTACGACAAACAACATCTAACCAGTACGGGCCTAAATCGAGACTTTGTGTAAAGTAACCTTGGTCGGTAAGAACTCCCGTACTACTATTAATTGAGTGCTTTCGTATATTGTGGTAACGATTTTGAAATGAGTTAGCATGAGCAAAGGCCCAAAATGAATACAAAAAACCGTCAAGGTCAGCTAGAACTATAAGCTTGCCGTTCATGCTGGTAAAATTAGCCAAGTCACTAGCAGCTACAACCGAGCCAGTGCCGTCTAGTTTTCTTGCAAAAATTTCATTATTACCAACACTTGAGCCCATACCCCCATTCCAAACCCATGTGCCATTAGTAGTGATGGTGCTTGACCATTGCGCAGACCAGTTGCTGCCTGTTCCTGCCAATGAAACCTCAGTATCTGTAGCAGTGCCAATTGACCCTGAATGAGTTCCGGCATTCGGATAGGTTGTTGTGTCGAGGTTGCCCACATACCCCGACTTTTGCCACTTCTCTCCACTTTCAGTTGTTATAATATTAGCACTTGAGTGGATATATTTAGTGTCATTGACTTCGGAGCCACCGCCACCACCAGAACTAATCAAACTTGTAATCGTACTCATATTAATACCCACGCTGATGTGCTTGTGCCAATGAGACCTATGCTCATGTTGGCTACGTCAATTGTTAAATCTTCAGCCAACCCAGAAATAGTGCTAGAGTTTCTGACAGTGATTGTGTTTACGCTAGAGCCTACAGTGACGTACACCTTCATTCCCACAGTGGGCGTAGGTAACGTCAGTGTCACACCAGCAGCACTAATGAAGTGATGCGTGTTAGGCGTAGCGTTTGCGTTTGTGCCTACAGTAGCCGTTGGGGTTCCTGTGGCTATGGTGTCTGTAATGCCTGTAGTTGGTACTTTAGTTAAAGGCATCTTATTCTCCTAACTCCGGTCGAGTTGCTGGGAAGTCGTCAGTAGCAGGCCAGTCACGCAAGGCAGTCCTGTAGGTCAGGATGTTGTCACGATTCGGCCAGTCGGGGGTTTGTGCTGCTTGGTCTGTAGCCGCTAGTTCTGAGTCTCGCCATCTACGCCCAGCTTCTTCTGCTGTAGGTTCTGCGGGTGTAGGGTCTACCCAAAGCTCGTAGTGTTCAAAGTTAGCCTCAACAAACTCAGCATCAGCACTGATGGTGTTTGTGATGTTGCCATCAGCATCTTTT